GGATTAGTTACTCTCCTATTAGTATCTAATGATATTTGAGTATCTTGAGCTATATATGCCTTAGCTACAGACCCAAATTGTGGGGGCATAGCTAAACACCTAAATAAATAATCTTCTTTAGTTACAGTTCTTTGTTGAGAAGAAAAATTAGCAATAGCATTCAATCTAATATCTTCAGCAGTATCACCTGGTCCCCCACCAGCAGCAGGGCCTGGGTTATTACAAGCTATAGAATCAGCAGCTGCCGTTAATAAACCAGAATTTAATCCTCCTATTCGAGGAGTTGTAATTACATTTCCTATTCTAGTAATAGTATTTGAGTTTACATTTGAATTAATCCCCCCTCCTACTAAATAAGTTACAGTTAAAGTAGTGTTTGAAGGGACTTTTCCATAAGCCTTAGTGTGTAAAAAGTTAGAAGGGTCATATGATAAATCTAATAAAGATCTTCCATCTTTAATTCCTAAACCTACATTATCTGGGTTAGGGATTATAGTTGTGTCTTCATCACCTATAGTACCAGCACCAAATTGAATTTCAAGGTTTGTATTAGATCTAAATCTAGATACAAATCTTTGTGGAACTTTTTTATTTCTTAATAAGAAAGGAACCTGATTATTATATTGTTTTAATTCAGGGTCATTAACTTCTGTATTAGGTACTTCTTCAAATATTGTTTCTTGTGCTAAGTAAGGTACTTCCACATATTCATTTCCCTCTGTATCGATTATTGATTGTATTCCTATAATACTATTGTCATCTAAAGATAGGGTTTTAAATCTTTCAACTGCTCCTATATCAAAAGACTTAGTTTTAATTTCAGCACTTATAGCTTTAACTTTCTTTTTTAAGAGATAATAGTCTGGAACGGTCCCACTTAATGAAAATACTGTTTGTTCTGTGGGGTCATTAGATGAACTAAAGGCAAAATTAACTTCATTTTGTATTAAAAAGCTAGTTTCTGTGTTGCTATTGGGAAAAAAAGAAGAGTTTTTAGCTATCCTTAAGGCATAATTATAATCAGGTAGCCCATTTGATGCAGGTATTTGTTGAAAAATATCTAATTCAACTGTACTAGGATTACTTACTACAGGTCTATATCCTAAATTATAAGCTAAAGCATATAAATTTTCTCTTTCTTGTGCATACTGTAAGAAGGTTTCTTGTACTTGTGCATCAGTATAAAAAGATAATACGTCTCCTACGTAAGAAGCCATTTCAATAAACATAGTACCCGGACTACCTTCTGAAAAATCTTTTACATTATCGGGGTAATATATTTCTGCTAGATTAATTAAGGCGCTTTTAAAGTCTGAAAAGTCCTTATTTAAATAATTTATACCTTTTTTACTTAGATTATTGTTTGTATTGTATGCCATTAGTAATTAGTTTCAAAATCATTTGTAAAACTTAAAGTTACTGAATCTTCTTCTTCATTATTAATAAGAGAATAATTTATAGTAACAAATAATTGGTGCCCCGCTATACCTCCTTTTTTTACATTAATATTTTTTATTTCTATTTCCGGAACAAATTGATTTATTTGTGGAAGTACATATGCTTTTAAATCTTCTTCTGCTATTTCGGTTTGTTGTTCAAATAGTCTGTTTTTTAAACCTGCCCCAAAATTAGGTTGATTTAATCTTTCTCCCGGAGATGTAGATAAAACATTAATTAGTTTAGATTTAGCATGATCTTTAGTAGTATAATCTAAAGTAAACACTGTTTTTTTATTAAAAGGAAAGTGTATTCCCACTGCTGTTTTATCAGTTATATCTATAGGATCAATCCTAATAAGTTTGCGAGGTCTAATAGCCATTAGGGTCTATATTCTTTTTTCTTATCTATAGCTTTCATAAGTTGACTATAGTCTTTATTTAAAAACTGATTTACAGGATCGTTAGATGCAAAGTTTTCTTCTGGAGTAGGGGATAAAGATGTTTCAGATAAAAGTGAATCTAAAGTATTATTTCCTGTATTGAAATTAGAGGGTACTATTTGAGATTTGATTTTTGATCTAAGTTCTTCTTTAAGAGAACTATTTTCAACTTTCTCTTTTATAATAGGTTTTGTATTAGATAATTCCTCTTTTAATACTGTCATTTCACGTCTTAGGGCATAGTCAATTTCTTCACGCACAACTTTTCTAATAATTTTTTCGAATGTATTTAATTTCATTTCTATTAGTTTTTAATAAATATTAATCTTTAAATCTTTTAAATGCAATAGCGCTATTTTCTTCGCTTTCTTCGCTTTCTTCGTTTTCTTCTTCAGACCCAGTTGGAATATCCCCTTTTCCACTACTTCCGGGTATAGCTTCAAATTCATTATCATTCCACCAATCTTCAGGAGTTTGGTTAGAATTTTCAATTTCCTCTAATAATTCTGCTAAAGAAATACCTAAACCAAATTGAATCCATAAGGCCTTTAATTGAGCTAATAAAGCTTTTAACCTATTAATTATATCATCAAGGGTTTTTATTGCTTTTTCAAGGGGAGACATTATTTTATCAGTTTCTTTTTTAAAAAAAGAAGAAGTATCACTAAAGCTATCTATAGCTCCTCTAGCTTTTTTTACATTATCTTTTAAATCTTTTTTCTTTTCACCTAACTTATTAATAATTAAACCGTTTGCTGCTAGACTTGAGCTAGCACCAAGAGCTCCATCGACACCCGCTATTACTCCCCTAATTATGTTTAGTATAGGAGTAATTATTACTATAATATCTTCAAATATTTGTAAACTAATTAATACACTGTCTAATTTACCCTTTATCTGGAGTAATTTTCCTTTTTTTGATTCTATTTGAGCTATAGCAATTTCTACTATTGTAACAGTTTTATTATAATATTCTTGAGCTTTCTGTAATTCTACTAGATCCGTTTTATCCGTTTTAGTTAATTTAGTTTTTAAATCATTAGGGTTAGGAATTTTAGCCAGTGCAAAGCTTTTAGGGTCTTGTGTAGTAACAAATTCTACTTTTTCTCTAGCTTCAGATAAAGAATTAGCACTTCTATTAGTAATAGTATTTAATAATTTATCTATCATTTTATAAATACTTTATTACTTTTAATAGTATCTAATTTACTTTCTACCCTTTCTAAACCATTAAGTAATGATACTGCTAAACCTTTATTAACCGCTGGGTTAGGGCCTTGTAAACCCGAAGTATTGGGGTATTGGGTTTTAAAAAACACTTTTAACTCAAAAATTAAGTCAGTTAGTAAAGACTTTAAAGTATCACTTTTAACAGCGGGGATATTTGGGTCTTCTCCATTTTCAACAGGGCCAATAAATATTCTAGGTGAATTGATAAAGGTATCTTTTTTTGTATTAATATGAAATTCACCTTCGGTTTTAAATAAAAATAAATTAGAAGTTGAAAATATACTATCATCACGGCCATTAAATACTAACCGATCACTATCTATTAAAATTTGTTTACCTATATATAAATCTTCTTGTATAAAATCTGTTGCCATTATATTAAGTATTTGTTCCTCGTTCTGAAGGGAGGGCTAATTTATACACATAATCTGCTGTGTTAGAGTACTTTGTACTATTATAGTAGTTTTTAAAGTTTTTAAAAAGTTTAGTATTAGTTACATCAAATGGTTCCCCATATTTTTTTATTTGATATGCTTTGCATTTAGCATTAGCTGTATCTATTAAATGTTGTAGAGGATGATCATATATATGTTTTTTATATATATTTTTATCAGGAACTCCTATATTTTTTAAATATTTAACAGGGTTAAAAGTAGGACAAGATTTACCATATCCCCCCGATAAAGTTATTTGATTATGACCAAATATTTTTATATCAGGGAATGCTTCTGCAAAATATAAAACCATTTGTTCAAGTGCATATGCTTGGGCTGATGTTATATTTGGTTTTGTTGTACTCCCTTCTATAAGTTCGGGTCTGTTTAATACAGAACTACCGTCACCTATCCAAGATATATTTATAGAATTGCTATTAGTAATTATTCCACTCCCTTCGCTTGATTTATCCTCAAATATGTTTCCCCCACATCCATAACTATTGCCCGGATTCTTTAAATCGACATTATAATTACATCCTCCTAAATCATCAATACTAATGTTATATCCATGTCGTGTCCACCCTTGTCCATCCTTTTTTCTATTCATGAATAAGTTAGCTAAATCATGATTCGTTCGGAAAGGGGTTGCAGATACATGTATAACTAGATTTTTTATTCTACTTATTCCAGTTGAATTTACACCATCTGCTTTTAGTTGTTTGATTAAATCCGAAACAGATTTTGGGTTAACTAAAACTTCTTTACCACTACTTCTTTTAGGTTTTATAATTATAGGATAATCTTGTCTACCTTTACCTCTTGATTTCCAGTCTTCGTATTCTCTACTATTATTAATTATTAATGTATTACCACTACCCACTTCAGCATATTCTTCTCCACCAATTTCTTGGGTCGGTGAATTATCTACTTCTTGTCTTTCTTCTTCTGATAAATCTGTTATACCGGTAGCTGGGTTTTCTTCATATTCGTTTAAAAGGCCTTCTTCAACGGCTTCATCTAAAGCATCAAATACAGGGTCTGAAAATTCATTATCCTCTTCGATTTTTAATTCTTCAACTTTTTCTTCTACTACTGAATCAGAACCCGTTACAAATAAATCTTCTTCTTCTTCAATAATTTCTTCTTCTTCTAATTCTATTTCAACTAATTCAAGTTTTTTTAAAGGATCATCTTGAACAGGGGTATATTCTGATTTTAAAGAATCAGTATTTTTAGAAGCAGGATCTATATTAGTGTTTTGATTAGTAAGAACATAAATTGATCCATCATCATCATTAATATTTTCTCCGGCGTTTTTACCTACACTTATTAATATAGCAGGATCTCCTATAGTAGGATTACCATCATTTGGGTCACTAGTAGCATTATTACTTATATTATTTGTTCCTTCAGGGGCCGTAGAGGTATAATGAATTCTTTGTCCATATCCCCCTTCTAAAAAAGTACCACCCTCAGTAGTTATTAAAGGTTGTTGTTGGGGTTTATCTACGTAATACTGCCCTAGTTTAAATTCTTCCTCTTCATATGTTTCTGTGTTGGAAGGTTTAGTATTATATTCCTGAGAAGAGTTATTAGATTTATTAAGAGAAACTGGTGGTAAAGAATTATGTGTATTATTATTATGTACGTTTATAGGTAAAGTATAAAAATTATTAGTACCAAAAGGATTACCTCCTGCTTCTTGGTAATAATCATCCGTAACATATTGGATAATATCTACTATTTCACCTATAACGGGGCATTGATAAAATGTTCTGTTAAGTGGTAAGGCAGTGGGGAGAGAATGAGGATGAAGTGTGGTTTCCCCACTTGTTACATCTGAAAAAAATATTAACCCTAAACTTCCCGGTCCATTGTATTTAGGGTGCTTATTATCTAATATAATATCTACTACTCGTTTTTGAGTAGCTAAAATTTTATCACTATTTAGGCCTCCCGGGCTTGTGCCTTTATTTTTTATTTGTGTTCGACTCATCTTTAGCTACCTCCTCGGCAATTTGTTGGAGTTGTTTTAATTCTTCATCAGTAAGTAATGAATCTCCCCCACTTGAAGAATTATTATTTTGGAGTCTTTGGATAACAGCCATCATTTTAATTAAGTGTTCATCATTTTTTACACTTACTTCTAAGTATTCCTTAATTAAGGGAACAACTACGGGGGCGTCTCCTATATTTTGTATTAAAGGTTTTAATTCAGCAATTAAAGAATTAATTTGTTTGTCTTTTTTTTTGCTGTTGCTATATATTTCTTTAAATACATCCGATGAGGTTTTACCTTCAAATATTACTGTATCAAGTGGATTATTCATGTTTATAAATATATCCAGTATCAAGATAGTTTGAGTACGAGATGTTAAATAGGTTCCTCATTTTTTTGACTACTTTAGTTATAATAGGAGTTTCTAAACCAGTAATTTCTCTAATATAAATATATATAGCCTTTTTATTAAAAATTTCTAAGTTTTCTCTGCTTTTAAAAATAGTTAGTACAGCATCAGCTACTTTTCTTTCTTCTTCTTTCTTAAAATACTTTTTTAAATTCATATCAACATGTTGGATATAAAAATCTAAAAATTCAACTTTTACACTTAATGCTTCTTTTCTTTCAAAACCATTTAAAATTTCATTATCAGTATCTACTTCTATAAGATCTGCTTTACCTTTCTTTTTAGCATAATTTTTATTATTATATAATATAAGATAATTTTTACCCACAATACTAAAGTAAGAAAAGGCTTTACCTTTACCTACTTTGAAATAATGAAGTTTTTCAAGTAAAAAACAGATAACCTCGTGTTTTAAATCTTCAAGGTCATCTACTTCAGTATAATAAAATTTAAATGTGTGGATAAGATTTTCGGCTAATTTATAAAACGAATGGTGAATCCGTGAATTATATATCCGATTTCTTTCTGCTTGATCTTCGCTCGCTAAATATTCTATTATTGCGTGCTCTGTATCCTCTGTAAAATATTGTCTTTTACTTTTTCTGCCTCTTTTTTTAGCCATTTTAATTTATAAAGATGCCTTTATTTGCATCTTGCCAATGAGGTAAATCTAGTTTATTTACCTCTTCTTTATATCCCTTATACTGAAATTCTATATATTTATCTATAAAGTTGGGTATAAAATTTACCTCTAAACCACCTAATTGATAAGTCCCGTATTTAAAATGGTATTGGTTATCTATATCTGCCTTAAAAGATTTTTCTTTATCCGTTAATAGACCCAAATATTGTTTTATAGCGTAATTTAAAGTAGTTGGGCCTGTGAGTGATTTTAGAGTAGGCCATTCATTTATAAATCTTTTATTTAGAATATTTGTGATAGTTAATTCTATTAATTCTTTTATAAAGGGGTGTTTCGGAGCACTTAATATAAAAGTTTGAAATAATTGATTTCTGTTATTTAACCCATTTATAAAACTGTTATTTTTTCCAATATATTTTTTAAGGGAAATAATACACTTAGTATCTATATCAGTATAAATTCCTCCCTTTACATATAATATTAAATACCTCCATACATCCGCTTTAGCAGCATTGTGATTTAAATCATTAAAGGCTTTTAATAAATCATTATTTGAAAAAGAAAATTCATCACAGTTAAAATTTTCTACAAATTTAATTCTATCATTAGAATCGTATAAATAATAATTAAATTCTGGATTTTTTTTAACCCATGAATTAATAGCATTATACATTCCTTCAGGAACAGAATTAGATTCCCAAGTTTGAAAAATATTAGGAGGTATTAAGTGTGAATTTAACTTAGTACTTGTTTGTGGTATAAATTTATTTACAAGATATAATTTCATCTTAACCTAAACTCATTTAGAGCTTCTTGGATTTTTTTAACTTCTGTAAAAAACCAACCTATTTCATCGTCTGCTATAAAAGATCCTCTATTATCGATTTGGTTTAATCTACGGTCACATTGATCAATAGCTTCACTTTGTTTTGTTATAAAATCTTCTAACTCTTCATTTTTTTTTATAACATTACGAATAGCAAAACCTGATACTATTAATAAAGATGATAATATTGCAATTATAATTTCCATTTAATCTGTAAAGAATGAATCAATAATTGATTTAGTTTTTTCGTTGAAATTAGGATTATTTTCTACGTTTATCGCTTTAGCCTTCCTTATAGTTTTATCAGCTTTGGAGGCATTAGCGGGTTTAGACGATTGTTGTATAACCGAATTTCCAGAACTCCACATTTGGAATTCTATTTCTTGGGCAGTTTGAATTGCCTGGTGAATTAATAATGGTAAGTGGGTTCTAAATTTAGTTTCTTTTTGTCCACTATAAAAATAGAATTTATTACTTTCATCAAATAATCCTTCTTGGTTACGGATAGCTAAATATTCATTATGTGAAATTTTAATACCAGCATCCTGTAGAAGATATATTGTGCGGTCATATACTTTCATTGCAGGTACGTGTTCATTAAATTTATATACCATACCTAAATTTTTAACATGCCAATCAGAATCATTTTTAGTAAAATATTCGTTATTCCAATCTCCTAACTTACCTAATTGGCTAAATAAAGATACAAAATTTAATTCCTCGCCCGTAAAAGATTCAGTAGCCCCATGGAAATTATATAATTTATATAATTGATTAGCTATTTTATTTACCCTTAATACGTGATCTAAATAACCACCAGGAAAAGCATTATTAAACCAATCTTTAGATGAAGCGGGGGCAAACATTATACGTTCTTTAAGACAATCCGTTAGGGTTTTTAGTTTTTCTAAACGTTTACCTTCAAAATTAGCTTCTAAAACCCCATTAAAGTCTTCAAAATTAATTTTTATTTGTTCTGCTCCTACCATCTTATCTACCTCCTAAAAATCCTACTCGTGATTGTGTACCTTCCCCCCCGGGTTCAATATTAATAATATTTTGAAGATCTTCATATAATTCTTTTAAATCATTTTCCATAAAGTGGATTGCTTCAGTATTTTTTCCACGTTTAATCATACTGTGTACACGAGCTAATCCTTGATCAAGGCGTTCAAGTGCAATATTCATTTGTTGTTGGTATCTAGCCATAATAAATTTTTTGTTTAATATACGAACCTATTTATAGGTTCCCAAATTTTCTGTAAAAAGAATTACAGGTTTTTAATCTTTTTGTTAAAGTTTTTTTATTATCCATATTAGGGTGGTGAGCTAAAAAGTCACTACTCAAAAGATTTAATGAATTTATAAACTCTAATGTTTCACCCACATAATTAAGTTCATCCCTATTTTCAATAGGAATAGTATTTTTTAAGTGAACTAATTTTTGGGTAATGGTTTTTTTCCACACATCAAACTGTGCGTCTGTATCTATTGAATCGAAAAAACTGTTTAATGACATAATATAAATGTGCGAACTGGGCGACTCAACCCCCTTCCCCCCCACAGTAAGGGAAGATACATAAAAAGAGATGAAAAGCCAAATTAAGGTTTAGAAATAGAGGGATCTAATTGATAAATAGCAGCATTATTGGTTCGAAGTAATCCTTTATCTACTAATTCATCTGCTTCATCTGGTGAAAATGATATATACTTACCGAATTTATTATTACTGTTCCACCAAATAAAATGATCAATATTTTTACTAGTAGAATAATGCCTAATTAAATTTTTAGTAAAGGCTTTTCTAATTTCAATTGGGTTATCTAACATACCCTCAGTAAAATATTTTTTAGCATCTCCTTTAGGGTGTGCTTTTGATTCAAAATCAATTACAGCATCTAGTAATTCTTTTTTATCTAAACCCTCTTCATCCGATAAATTAGGAATAAGAGTTTTAAATTGTGCGTCGGATTTATCATATTTTGTAGCTAATTGTCCTAAAGCTGTACGTTCAAACCCTTCAAATTTTCTATCTCTTCCACCTAAACGAGCACTAGAACCTTTAACTTCTAAAGATTTCCCTCCCCAATTCAAATCACCACCCCCAGCAACAGCCATTTTAACATCTTTAAATAATAGCGCCATAGCTACTTCTCCTTTACCTACACCTCTACCACTTTCTTTTCCTGAAAAAGTAAACATTTTAGTTAAAGTATCTTTAGACATTCCAGATTTTCCTTCAAAAAAATCTAAAAAATTTCCTTCTTTACCAATATCACTGAATCCTGGTTTATTAAACTCTATATAATTCTTTAAATCTCCACTATTAGACAATAAATCAAATATAACTTGAGGTGCATTAGATGTATCAACAGTTTTATCTGTAACATTTGAATCAGTAGCTACACCAAAAAATCCTTTCTCGCCTGGTCTATTAGTAATAAATTTATAGATTTTATCAAGGGCTTTTTGATCATCCTTAATTTGACCTAAAATATCTGTAATATCTTTAATTGATATTTCTTTCCCTTCTTGTTCATTAATGACTTGTTCTTGAAATTCAGGTAGTGATATTTCCTGTTCTTTAAGAATAGTCTTAAGAACCATAAGATCAGAGGGGCTATCCATATCTGGATAGCCCTTCTTGCATCGGTATGCCCATTCGCTCAATAAAGCGTCTATATTGACCATTGAAGAAGTTTTTATTTTATGTTAGCAAGTTTTTTCCAGCGAGCAGCTACATCTACAGATTCGTTTAATCCCTTATTAACATCAGTAACATCTGCTTTTACTTTACCAATTTGATCAGCGCTATAATTAGGATATCCAACAGCCTCATTCTTTTCGTCCTCATCATCTTTTCCTTCTTTTTTAACCTCTTCTTTATCGTCTTTCCCTTCATCTAATTCTTCATCAGCTTCATCCTCTTCATCTTCATCAGAATCCATATCCATTTCTGGCTCTTCTTCTTCTTCAGGTTCAACTAAAGGCTTAAGCATATTAAAAATTTGTTTTAAGGTATCTAAGGCTTCATCTTCCTCAGCTTCAGGTTCAT